CTCCGTCTGGTTAATCCGTAACGATTAAATTGTATGAAAGGAGATACTGAGATGTTACAAGTCAAGTTGGGTAAATTCGGGTACTGCAGCCTGTCCGGCGGTTACGTCGGCTGGCCTACGTCCTGGGTTCACCCATGGTCTTATTGGTTTGAGGGTCTCGAGGTTGAAGTTCTGCCCCGAGATTTACTTCGTTCTGTTGGCCATGCCAATTCCGAAGTTCCAGATTTCGTTACAACGATCTCTGGTCTCAGACCTACAGCTAGTAGTGGAACTGACCAGTTTGGGAGATGGGCGGGCTTTGTTTCCAATGCCCGTACATTCTTTACTGATTGGCAGTTCGATCGTGCTCGTGGTGATCCTTCGAAAACCACTGAACACCCTACGACCCACTTCAATCTTAGTGGGACGTTATTTGCAGGCCAATCGGCCTACAATAGGTATCGTCCTCAGCAAGATTACCCCGCTGAGGATTACCCAATTATAACGAGCTGTAAAGTTGTAGCTAGTGGGAACCGTTTCACTCTTGCTATGAGTGAACCATCTGCCACGTTGCCTCTCACTAAGTCGTGGAGGTTTCAAGGCGGAGATTTTCTTTCTCTTTTAGAATCCGGTTCCTTCGATTTAATCTCAGTTCCCAACGGTGACTGGAGGACGACGTCTCTCTTCAAGAACGTCCAATCCGAGGTCATCGATGGGTACATCCAGCAAGTGAAATTCGATGTGATTCACTGGTCTGTCAGAAATTCTGACGGGTTAGTATCGGCGACGGCTTTCGCTATTAAATTAGCGATTAAGCACGATTTGAATCCAACTTATGTTGGCCTAGATGAAGTGTTTAACGTCGTTTCCGTTGCTCCCGTAAGGTTCTGTACAGTATACAGGAGTTACTGGTCGAACTACTGGATGTCTCCTGGCTCAGATCCTGCTTCAGTCCCCTACACTCCGATTGAAATCGACGACCCGCTTTGGGCGTCAGCCTCCACCTTTTGGGGTGGTGGCTGGGAGGATAAAACCTTGACCACCTTTTTTACAGGTGGCATGGCTGATTCTCCCGATCTAAATGGTTTAGTAGGTCTGGGGTCGGGGGGCGAGTTTCGTCACATGTTGCATGGACGGGACTTTCTAGCCTTTAAGGATCTGGGCACCCAACTGTTGCCGAACGTAGCTGCCGGTTTCTCCCTAAGCTCTCAGGAAGGAGTCGACGCTGCACTAAGCAGCATCTCGTCCAATAGCCTTGAGAACCTTTCTCAATTGGGCGAGCTAATGCGAGTTGTTGACGTGGGTCGGATCTTAGCATTGATCCGATTCGTTCGACAGCGCAAGTATGTTTCAATTGTACTTGCGTTGCTGGATGCGTTAACAAGCGCAGAGTTGGTTTACAGTTTCAGCTTGAGGCCCACCTATCTCGATAGTGTGGACTTTAGCCGCAAGGCAGCTCGGATACTCAATCAAATCAACAAGTCTTCATACGTTGAGGCGAGAGGGAAATTCGTGTTAGCTGTCCCTGATGATTTCAATTCTCAAACGGTTGAGAATTTTCAGGGAGTCACTGTGTACCATCGTTCAAAGGTGCAATTCCGAATAAACCCGGATAGCTACCTAAGTGCGGTGATACCTGTGAGATCGTTCGGACTATTGCCTACTTGGTCGCAGCTGTGGGATTTTGTTCCCTTCAGTTTCGTTCTAGACTGGTTTACTGGTCTAGGGACTAATATGGAGCGATTAGAGGATCAGGCTATGATGCTGGCCTTGGACGTCAGAATTTCGACGCACTCGGCCCGTGTCACCTGGGACTTTCCAGCCGCGTGGCTGGAGGAGTTCAACCTCTTTGCTGACCAAGCACCAAATGCTAAGAGCGCAGGATTTGTTCTTTATGACAGAGAAGTATTGAGCATACTTCCTGTCCTGTGCCCTACTAGACTTCCATACTATGGTGTCGGACGTCTCCCAGATTGGGAGGTTCCGACTAGCCTGTTCTGGACTCTAATCCGGAATCGGTAGCTCCGGGTGCGTGGTTCCACCTCATGATCATGAGGGCCACAACCCCGTAACAGTTTGTGCGACTCGAAAGGAGTGCACCGTGTCTATTACAAGGACTGTTCTCAACATTGACGAACCAGACGCTGCTATTGCAGCGGCCAACTGGAATCATGCCGACAAAGCTACTTACGTGCTCGTCGACACAACCGCCCTTCCGTCTGGTGCTCGTGAAGCCGTCTATCAGAAGACTGACGGCGACTCAGAGCATCCGATGTCGGAGCGGCTGGGTGTCTATCCCAATGCCAAAGCCAATGATGGCTTCGGCAAGGTGAACACCTCTTCCCGTATGACGTCGTATCTGGAAATTCTGGATACGGTGACTGGTATCGCCAGTTATTACCCCTGTGCCTGTGTGATTGCCTTCGAATTTCCTGGCAATTCACCCATCCCAAACGTTGCAGACGCGATGGCGATGTTGCAAAACAACGCGTCGTTTTTGCTGCCTTTGGTGGCCGGAGAGTTTGCTTCCGACGTCCTCGAACAGCTCCAGTTTGGAGTGGTCAACGGGGCGTTAGTCGTAGATGATCCGACTGCCTAATGTGGGATCCTGGGGTAACCATCCCCACCATCGGTGGGAAGTTCGTCATCAACCTCGATGATGGAACTCCCATCGGAACGCGAATCTGTGAGCACCACGACCCGGGTAATATACCGAGCGTGAAGCTTGCTATCCTCGCGTATCTTTCCTTTGTTACGGATTCACCTGTTGACGGACTTAAACCCCGATCAGTTCTCCATCGGTTCCTCACGGAACTTGTGGATGACTATCGTGGGACCATTGCCCGTCTCTCTACCCTATCGAATTCTCTGCTCAAATCCTTGCAGAGCAATGAGGAAGGGCACATCTTCTCAGATGCGGTTCTCTATGCGGAGTTTCGGAAGACACCCGTCTTTCGTGAGTATCTTGCCTTCGAGAGAACTAGAGATCCTGAGATCCTTAGATATCTACTCAGCTTTCTAACTTTTTTGAAGAAAGCTGGGTATGAGGATCCCAGCCTCGATGCCACCGCCTTACGCGGCTGGCTAGAGGTGGAAGACAGAATTTCGGCCAGGATACTCCCTGATTGGCTCATGAATCTTCGAGCCATCATGGACCTCATCTTTGAGGACTGGGAAGTCGGACCGCTGCTGCCAAGACATGGCAGTGGAGCGGTGGCCGAAAGAGGGATAAAAGGAGCTAGCGCCAAAAACGAGGTGATGGTACCTACCTCGACAATTAAGAACCTTTATGCGTCGAATACGTGCCAAGCTTCGGATTACGTGCTGGGAAACCGGCGCGCAGTCTTCGCGCGAAAGAGTAGCGATGCTTTGCTTTCTCCATACCCGTGGGGTGACGTCGTGAAGAAGGAAGTCTCTAAGCGATCCATAAGTCGGTTGAAGTTCGTACTAAAGGACTACTCAACGACAAGGTCCATTTGCATGGAACCTACCGTTAAGCAGTGGAGCCAACAAGGCATCCGTCAATGGTACGAGCTTCACATGAAGAGGTCAATCTTGCGTAGGTTTGTTGATATCAACGACCAGCGTAGGAATCAAATTCTTTCCCTGCTTGGTAGTTTAACAGGTAGGTGGGATACGATAGACCTCAGCTCTGCATCGGATAGCGTTGGATGGGACTTGACGCGTGGGATTTTTCCCGCTCGCGTTGCGAAACATCTTCATGCGACTCGATCGTCCGCAGTAGAATTACCTGACGGAACGATCTTCGAAGCCTCGAAGTTCGCGCCTATGGGAAGTGCATTGTGCTTTCCGGTACAGTGTACGATCTACTCCGCCATATGTCTTATGGTGGGAATCGCTACGAGATATTGCCTGGATTGGACTCAGCCGGGCTGTTTTGATGGTTTAGACCTCCATCAAGCAGTAAAGGACACCTTCACAGGTGACTTTGGCAAGATAGAAGCCCACGAGGGCCGACTACTTCCGTTCCAGGTTTATGGTGATGACATTATCGTAGATAATGCGATGACGTCTAACATCATTTACGCGCTTCAGGAGTTGGGCTTTAAGGTCAACGTCGGAAAGTCCTTCATTGGCAGCGATGCCGTGAGGGAGTCTTGTGGAAAGTACCACTTCGCGGGAAGAGATATCTCGCCAATCCGATATAAAGTCAAGCGTCTACGGACACCGGTCGACGGGAGAGAAATCTTAAATCTCGTCGATCTCGCAAACCAAGCTCACCAGTTAGGTTACTTAGCCTTGCGGCGGTGCCTTATTCAGTTTGTTTTGCATGTTCGTATACGTGGTGTTAAAGGTAGTGGTCGACCTAACAGACTTAATAGTCTAATCTTCGTCAAAAACGAAGAAGAGGTCGCAGAGCGTACTTTTGCTCTTATATCACATAAACCCGATAACAACCACCTACGATTTCGATGGAATGCAAATTTGCAGACCAAAGAGGTCAGGGCCCTGGAGATAAAGTCAGATGAAAGTGAGTTGGCCGACAAATCCAACTACGCATACCTCGTCTGGCAGCGTAATCGTATCGGCTCAGGTCGGAAAGAGTGGAGGTTCTGGGAACCCGCCGAGCACTTGTCTGGTCGTTCAAAGACCAGCATTATGCTTGACGATTCTCCGGAT